CTATCAATAGACTTGAAATGATACCCATCTTTATTCTCATAGAAATAGTATCCAGCAGATCCAGATGCCTTTTGAAACTCACCAGTGCTAGTAGATGCACCTGATTTCTTACCAGATTCATCTGCAACTGACTTCTTTCTCATCGACTCAATGATAGAGAAGGGAGTCTTCTTACCAGGCAAGAATCTAATCTTGAATAGAGATGGATCAGTAAAGATCTGCTTTGATGTCTGTAAATTATCAGTCAACAAAGTTCTAGCAATACCATCTGGTTTGCCAGTGAGAATAGTAGTTGGTTTCTGTGTCTCATTGATCAAAGCTTCTTTGGAGATGAGACCCAGAGAATACTTCTGGAATCTTTCTGCCATATATCTACTGTGAATTCTAAAGACTTTGAATTCATACTCTTCCTCATATTCTCCATCATCCTCACCCATCATAGCAATGGTGAATTTAATATCCTCATATCCTTGGATAGGTAAAGAGGAAATGATATTTGATCCAGTGTCAACCAAGTCTAGGTTTGCTTCTATCGTAGGCAGACTGATACTTTCAAAGTAATCTAGACGCACCACAAGATCAGTGATGTCAAGTGTTTCACCATCAACTGTGGTGATGGTACACTCTCTCAATATTAAACTAGATGCATATGATAATTCTGGTTTCATGCTACTGGATTGGGATTATACATAGACTCCAGTCCAGAAGAACTGCCAGGAGTGATGATGTTTTCTTGACTGTTAGGTAGAGTACCTGTGGTTCTGCTTGCTACCTGTGGTGCTGCAGGAACTGTGATGATATTGTTAGAAGCATCTCGGTTCCTCTTGACTGGTGTCAGAGCTTGAGTCCTTTGATCTGGTGTGATCTGTGAGGAGGGAGGTTGAGCGTCTGGAGGTAGTAGTCCCTTGTTCTGTAGTCTCTGCTTAATTTCATTTTGAACCACAGTTTGCGGACCAGTAAAGACAACACTATTAGTTCTAGTATCAATCAACCTATCAATCGGTGGTCCCAGTCCGAAGTATCTTCTACCCCTTTGATAGGTCAGACCCAACTCTTCAATAGTATATGTGCTGCGATCTCCTGGTTGAGACTTACTAATAAATTCTGCGAGAGTCTTTGCACTAGCAGCAGGCAGTTTTTCAGGATCATTTGCCTGTACTTTAGTCTTCATAGCATTGACATGCTTCAGTGTGTCTTCCCATGACAGGAGAGACTTGTTAGATCCAACACCATCATAAAATCCTCTGTTAGATGCATCTTTAGGCAGTGCTGCCCACTCCATAGAGAGGTTGTGTGCAAACTGTTCATCACTAATCTTGCCAGACAGGAAGTCATTCAGTCCACGATGTACCAGTAGCATCTGGTAGATCTGATCTTGTCCTTCCTTATTGAAGACAAACGTAGCAGGATCTATTCCATTTCTTTCCAAGATTTCTTTACCAGTTCTCATCTGGATCTGATACCTACCCATAGCAAACTGTCCACCATACTCATTCTTGAGTTGATTGACAGTCTTATTCATAATGCTGCTGTCTTCTCTACCACCAACCAGTTTAGTGTAACTGTTACCAGATTCTTTGGCACCCAAGAACTGTGCGAAGTCAGCGCCACCTTTAGGAGCGAAGTCTTCATGCATGCCTTCATCTAGTGATGCAATTGGTGGTCCAGATACCATGCTACCACCACCACCTACACCAGTGCTCTGATTAGAACCACCATTGATAAACTTTCTTAAGGAACCCAGCAGGTCTTCGTTCCCGCCTGCTTTGGGTGTGTTAGATACTGGTGGGGGTGGTGCTACTTGTGCTATTGTAGCGGGCAATCCAAAGACATCAGCGATAGGTCTAGCTGCTTTTTGAATTTCAGAATTAAGACGGGGATCACGACCACCAACTTCATTGGCATACTGCATGGTTGCAGACAAGGTGTGTCCCCCTGCAGCAAGCAAGGGAAGCGACATTGCTGCCACTAATGATTTATTCATATCAGGATCAACTCCTACATTATTTGATACTGGGGTGTATTTAGNNCCGATGGTGGAGTCATTCCCATCGTACCACGTTCATATTTTGGAATAGATGTTCGCTTGGGCGGAGACATTCTCGTGCCCATCTCATACTGTTGTGGCACAGGTCTAGTCACACCATCAACAGCACTAGGTTCTCCCTGTGTGTAGTTATTGTCAAGCGGAACAACCATCTCATCACCGTGGAGAGTTACCTCGTATCCACTGTCAGGTCCAGACATTATACCACCCTGCTCTGCCTGGGGGTTATCATTCAAGTCATCACGATACATCTGCTGCATTCTAAACTCTGTGTCTTGAGCACTGGTAGCAGCAGGACTCGTGCTCTCATCTTCTGTGGTGTAAGGATTATCAACTGACATGGTGAAATTAGGATCCATCTGACCCTCTAGTTGTGCTTCTTGCTTACGATCCTCTGCCCTATCAGCAGCGAGTTTCATCTCCTGTGTCTGTTGATTAACAGCATCAATCAACTTCTGCATCTTATCGTCAAGAGTATCAGTTCTCTCACTGATCTGTTGTACAACTGAAGATGTCATGGCACTGATGTTACCATTGACTTCAGCACTCTCCGATGCAGATCTGTTAATAGATTGCGCTGTCTTCTCTAGAGACTTGGTGATCTCCGAGACAGCAGTTAGTATATCTTCTCTCGATACTTTTTTCTTCGTTCCAGACGACGCTGCTTTAGCAACACTTTCACCAGGTTGCTGCCTAGGATAAGATGATCGTGGGCGCAGTGCAGGATCATCAATCATGATGTCACTCATGCCCAGAGCATCACGATATCTTTCTAGACTACTCTTCTTCTGCGGTTTATAGTCAAGTGCTTTAAAGAATCCACTTCTAGGATTTCTCAAGAACCCTATGCGAGTCTTTAAGTTGCTGAATCCTTCTTTCTTATCAGCAATCCAGTTACCACCAAACTCGTGGAACAATGCTGCCTTGAAGAAGTGACCCATCTCAATGCCAGCTTCTTCTAGACTAGTCTGGTTCCTTTCTGCTAAAGCTTCTGCTCTTTGTTTCTCTTGGTCTGCCATGCGGCGAGCTTGCATGACTTTAGACACAACAGCACCGAAGTGGTCCATCGACCCCCTCGTATCCTCAAATCCCTCGGTAAATGCTGCCATGTACTAGACCTCCTCCTTGATATTTAGTAGAGCGATTGGAAAATCAAGGTCTGTTCAGGACCATACATTCTACCACCAGAAGGAAGCATAAGAGGAACCTTTCGTTCTTCTGTTGGTTGTGATTGCTGCTGCGGTGGCAAAGCAAGCACCATCATAGTTTGTTCATCCTCACCCTCTTCGTCATACTGTAGAATCTCTGGAGCATACTCACGAACTGCAGCAACAACTTGTGTGTCTGATTGTGCTTCTGACGATGCTAAAAATAGATCTCTACCAACACCAGTAGAAGGTGCATGTGGAATGACAATCTCTTCACCTTCCTCACCCATCAGTGCAATGTGTGGTCTGTCATATGTTAGACCACCATTCTTGTATGCAATGTGAACATGGTGATGGTGTGAGTCTGGATACTCACGATAAGAACCATACCCTCTGAATGCAGGGGATCCGTGTACCAATTCAACAGGTGTCACACCCTTTGCTGCATTCCATTTCTGGATCTCACGAAGAACTGGTGCCTGCTCATCAGCACCCGTAGAACCTGGGAACTGTCCAGTCTGTGGTGTTGATGGTGAGTATCCACCGATGTCTATCGCTCTGCCACTGTAGTGCATGGATTGAGCACGGTGACCGCTACTCATAGAGTAGGGTGGATGTCTTGGGTGTCTATGAATCTGTCCAGTGACAGGGAGTTCAGTTCNNTTACCACCACCATTAGGATCACCAGGTCCAGTCCCACCACCATCGTGAGCACCTGGCAATGTAGATGAGGGGAAGTCACTGCTACGATCCTCACCTTCAGGGACAGGGAACCCAAAGAATCTCTTGATCATTCCCAACAGTCCACCCTCTTGCGCCTGTGGTTCTCCGTCCTCACCTTTAGGACCACCAGCAGGACCATAGTATTCTTTTTCTTGCTGTGCTTTGCGCTCAAAGTTATCAAGTCTTTGACCAGAACCTTTCAGTGACCCACCACCAGGTACAACAACATTGACTCTCTCCATTCCAAATTCAGTGGCAAGTTTGTTTACTTCCTGACCAAACATGGGAGCAATGAATGATGCTGATGGTCCAGCTTGTTTCATGTACTCGGTGGATGCACCAATCAGTGATCTAATGATAGGACGATAGAATATCTGATGTGGATTAGCATCCTTGTCCATAATAAGTTCCGTGCCATGAAGTATAGCAGGACCAGGTTTTGTTAGACCACCTGTCTCATATTGATCAGGCGTAATACCTAACGCATCTGCAAAGAACATACCAAAATTTTCTTCCGATGGCATTGGGAAGTTTGGTTCAATGTGTGCCTCGTATGCATCTCTGTCAATATCTCTCAAGATATCAATAGCAGCGAAACCAATACCAGCAAACGGAATTGCACCACCAAATGATAGCGCCATACCTTTCCAATCACCCATCAAACCACGAGCAATACCTTCAATACCACCAATAGCAGTGCCTAAAAATGGCACCGCTCTACTAGCTGCCTTGGCAGTGAACGCTGCTGCTTTCTTCTCTCCAACTTTCTGAATGATTAGTTTCTGAACTTTAGGACTTGCCAAAGCACGTTGAAGTGGGTTGCCTGATGTCGCTAGGTTACTAACCATTCTATCAGTAGGCAGCTTGGCAGCATTTTTCTTCAATGCCTTCTCATATAGTTGTTGTGTAATAGATTTACCAGCAACTGCTGCTCCTCTATCAAATCCTGCTCGCCCTAATCTTTTCGCAGCAGCTGCCGCTCCTTTTTTAGCAATCTGTTTACCACCTGTATCAAGAATTTGTTTCGCTGAAGCTCTCTGAAGTGTTTTAGAAGCAATCTCTGGAGTAATTTGTTTAGTAATCTGTCTAGCAGTTTGTGTTCCTAGTTCAGGAGCCAAAACTTTAGGCAAGTCTGACTTCAAAGAGTCTTTGAGTGCGCGACTAGCAGCAACTCTTCCATACTGAAATAAATTATATGCATCCAGTCCCAAACCTATAGTATAAGGAGCTGTTTTAACTAGAGCTCTAGTTATTAAACCCTTTGCAATGTTAACTTTAGAACCTTTGAAAATTTTACTGCCAGCTTTACCTAGTCTAGAAGCAAGAACCTGACCTCTACCACCAAGAATGCGTAGTCCTAGTCTACTTCCAGTGATAGCTTTACCAAGTTTAGCAAGAGGAATAGCTTCTTGACCTTTTATCTTCCCCTTACGATTGAAAAATTTGGTTATAGCCCTGAAGATATACTTTCCAAAGGGAGTTTTGATAAACGGTGAGTTTCTTAAATCAAATCCTTCAGTAAATGCAGAGTCAAACTGTCCCTCTAGTCTTGCCTCTGCCGCTTTATCTTCAGCAAGATCTGCCTGCTGTTCCATGAAGGCACTCTGTGCCTCAAATGCAGCAGTTAGTTCATCAAATTTCTGTGCAAGATCATTGTCTCTCTGTTCAATGGCATTGATCATGCCAACAGATGTTACAAGATTAGATTTGATCAGTGCATTTTGCTGTGCTAATCTATTGTCAATCGTAGTAAGTTGACCCTGTATTCTTACTAGATTATTTGTTACTGCTCTTAAAATTTTAGTGTTAGTGACACCAGTATTCTTCTTCTCGGGGACAGGTACATTACCTCCCCTCTTATTAATAAATTCCGCCAAGGATCTCTTGACGCTTGCGGGCATGTCGTCTATGACTGACGGATCTATTTGATTGTCAGTTTCTTCGTTCATAGAGCGGTCTTTCTAGCTGCCTCTTGTTTCTTTTTCTCTTCAGTAATGTGTTGAATCAAGAGGGAAACGTATACTTCACGTTCCCATGGCATCATGTTTTCAATCTCTGTCAAACTATATTTATGGTACTGCATCAAGGCAAAGTTTGTCTTGAAGTATCCCTCCAAACTATTCTGAAAGACCGCTATGCGAAAAAACTTTGCAGTCCTTCAATAGTATAGGCACATTCATTACCTGTGTTGGGATTGGTCACAGTAAATGTATGCGTCAGGCGTGGCATAGTTTCATAAAACTTCTGAACAGATTCAAACTGTTTAGTAGTCAGACTCTCAACAAACTCACGGAACTCTTTCTTCGATGTAGTAGAAGAGTCATACACATCCTCACCTTGGAAGATCTGATCAATGTGATCTGCGATGAAGTTAAACACCTCGTCTGTAGTCACTTGCTTATTCAAGAACTGCGACTCAATAAACCTATCCATACTAGGATACTTCATGACGATACCTGTCTCATCGTCAAGCATAATCTTGTTGGTGTGTCCCTCTGGTTTATCTACATAAACCTCATCGATATTGATGATAGCAGTGGTGGTAGTTTCATTGTCATCTGTACAGGTGACAGTCATGTTAATCTCTTCACCCACAGCAGCACCTCTGATCTTGAGGAACAAATACTCTAGGTCAAATGATGGTAGTTGATCTATCTTAATCCTAGAAACTACACAGGATTTTAAGATACTTTTGACTGCAGTGATGACTTCTTTCTCATCTTCAGACTCCAGTGCCAGCAGTAAAACCTTCTCCTCTTTCACCAAGAAAGGTCTATACTTAATAGTCTTTCCAGTCGAAGGAAGTTCCAACTCATAGGTTGGAACACCAAGTTTAGGTAATGCCATGAAGATTAATTCAAATCGTGTATTTATTTAGCGCGACTTTTTGAGCAGATTTTTGGCGGGAAAAATTTTTCGGAATTCAGGTAACCGAAATGTCAATTTCCTATCTCCACTTTCTCACGTCATTATACACGACAGTATGCTTGGCGTAGTAGAAGTTAGCAGTCACCTTTGTAATCTGTGACGTACCATAAGATAATGGAACAGAGTCAACCGAATATGGATAAGCATTCTGCAAGATGTATGAGATTCCTGCTCTACCATTAGGAGCAACAGCACTCTTTTCCGTCTTTGTAATTCTCATCATGGGACACAAGTATCTCTCTGGATACTCCAGTCTCACTGGTCTATTCAATGGTCTAGGTGCTACGTTCTTGATAGATGCCAGTCCACGGGTGGGTCTGCCATCATTATTAGCAGTGATTGGATCGTCAGGATCACCACCGTTAAAAATATATGCATGCCATCCAGTCACAAACTTAAGTGGTGTCATGTCAGCATCACACATCCATGTGAGTGATACATCACCATAAAATTTTGCGTATGGATAACTGATCTGACTCTCTCCCAAGAATCTACCACTCAACTGTCCAGTAGCAGCTTGAACGTTAGGTAGCTGCGCTTCATCACATAACATCTTTATCAATCCACCCTGGTTTGATCCATCGGATGGTCCCATGACATTTCCCACCCAAGGTTTTAGATAATTATTTAAACTTGATGGCAAAGTAAAATCGATATCATATCCATTTGTCATGGACATGCCGCCGCGTTTAGCTATCGATTGTATAAAGGTATCTAATGACACGCTAAATAGTTATAGTTGGTCCAACTATATTTAGCATGGCATATTCAGGTGTGTATAAGCCAACTCACCCGAAGAAGTACAAAGGAAATCCAACCAGGATAATCTTTCGCTCTCTATGGGAACGTAAATTTATGTTTTTCTGTGATCATAATGATAGCATCATTGAATGGGGCAGCGAGGAAGTAATCATTCCTTACCGCTGTCCTACTGATGGAAGGGTACACAGATACTATCCTGACTTCTACATTAAAGTCAAGTCAAAGACTGGCGTGGTAGCGAAGTATCTAGTCGAAGTGAAACCAAAGAAACAGACACAAAAACCGAATGAGAAACCAAAACGCAAGACAGCTGCTTGGAAGAGAGAAGTTCTAACTTACCTTAAGAATCGCGCCAAATGGGAAGCGGCGGAGGACTTCTGTGAGGACAGGCAGATGAAATTTATTATCCTCACCGAAGATCACCTAGGGATAAAGAACAATGGCAAGAAGAAACACTAAAGG